CGCATTTCTTTCTTGTGCGTCAGCCACTTCTTCATCTACTTCTGCATCGCGTGACCCAGTAAGGCCATCAATCCATTCGTTTTGGTTCTCTGCTTGTTCCTCTGCCATTTCTGCTCCCTATGCTCCAGATACTATTTTACCCGTTTTAGCCGCCACCTCTCTTGTTTCGGCTTGTGTTTTTTCCATTTTAGCCACATTAAGCGCAACTTCTGACTGATCTCTCATATTAAGCGCCGCATCTCTCCCAAGCCTGGCTTGCTCCGTAGTTAAGTCAGCCATTGTCCTTTGGGCTTTAGCTGTATTCAACAATGCAACAGATTTATCTTTTTCAATTTCAGCCATCTTATCCTGCATCTGCATTTGCTGCTGCTGCTGCTGTTGTGGCGATGGCCCCTTATTAAGAAGCTCTTTCCATTTGTCTGCCAGGTCTGGTGGTAATGGAGAATAATTTAAAACATCTGGCGGAATCGGGAAGCCCATCTGGATAAGCTGTGGCAGTAATCCCTGCAAGACAGCCCATACGCGCTCTTTAACATTGGCCGATGTTGGCGCTTCATCCACCACAACATCAAACTCAATAGTAAGCTGGTCACGAATTAATGGGATATATTGCATTCCCTGTTCCGTAGTAATTCTTGCCAAGCGACCATCCGAAATATATTCCCGAATGTAATAAGCCAATTGCCGCCCGTGATCTTTGTAATACCGCCGCATTGAATCAAAGGCCCAGGCTATCATCGTCATCGCAGACTGTTTGCGCTGCATTTCCACCACGCCTGGTTGGACACGGTTCGACAGCCCAAGTATCTCCAGGTTAATTCCGCTCACTTCCGGCAATGACCCCAAGGCAAATGTCATTAGCCTGTCCAGGCCAGCCGGATAAGTAGCCGGCGCTTTCTCCTGAATCTTTCCTGTTGTTAACGCGCCATCTTCTACAAAAGTAATTGCATCAGGACGCGACCATTCATCTTCAGCTTTGGCTGGATCAGTAAACGCCCCCTCCTCTGCAATCAGGCCGCCCTTTGAGCCAACTGCAAGCGCATCCAAAATTGTAGAAAAAAGTTTGTTTGTCCACATCTGCGGGTCGCGCATGTTTCGCGCAATCCCATAAAAATTGTTTTTATTACGATCCCGTTTTCCAGTGATGTTTTGGAAAGTAAAACCTTCCTGGTAAGGGCTTAACCCTTTCTGGAGGATTGAGCCTCCGGCAGCAAATACCCTTATGTATTGTTTTGTCTTGACCTTCTCCGCAATATAATCCACGCCATTTTTTTCTAATACTTTTTTTAATTTTCGCCATTGCTTGGTTGTGTAGGTTTTTATTCCATGCCCCTCCATCTCTACTCTAAAGCCATCCAGCCGCTCAAAGGTTTCAAAATGGATAATTGGCGTAGTGTCTTCTATATAAATAGTGTCAGCATTATCTGATTGGTAGCGATATCCTTCATTAGCTACATGCACCGGAAGCTCGTCCAGGTCAGGCTCAATACCCATTGTATTGCCGCCTATCTCCTCATATTTCTTTTCACCCCAACGATCAATAATATCCGCTTTGCTCATGCGGTTTATCCGCATCACCCACCTGGCATCCCTTCGATTTCGCTTCCTGGCTCTAGGATCACCATACATTTCCATTGGATCGCGGCGCTCAATGGAAATATCACCTTGCGGATTAGTGTCAAAAGTAATTGACATTTCTCCCCATCCCTCACCACACGTAAGCATGTCAAGGAACATTTCTGATTCTTCATCTTCCGCATCGGTTTCATCACGAACCCAATCAGCAGCGCCAGTTAATAACTCGCTTACCCCACTCTCACCAATCTGGCGCGGAAGAAATTTTACTTCCTGGCGATTTGTAATCTGCAAACCACCAATAGCATCAAGATATTTTCCGGTTACATTTAATGTAACGGCGGGACGCATTTGCTCCAACATCTTTAAGCGATCTTCTTCAGACCATTGATCCCCCGCCACCATGTCATACATTTCACGCGCTTCTCTGCGCCATGTTTTGGAATATTGTTCAGCTGCGCTATAGCGTTGCGTAATCAACGCAATTAAATCGCTATCCTGCATGTCTAGTATGTCAGGCACTCATAAAGCTCCGGTTAATGTCCCTGGGTTCTGCATACCTATCTCGCATATTCCCAACATCATGCAGTTTGGGCCAACTCAAAGACATATCATGTATTCTTGACATCATATCAATAAAATCATCGTGTACGGGAACCGGAAAAGCCATAAGCTCCTCCTCGATTATCGTATCAATCAGTTCAATTGTTTTTTTGTCATAGGTTGTGCGCCAAATTTCGTCAGGCATCCACCACCTTTCTGACTTGAACTCTGGGATCATACGCCGAATGCGATCATTTTTCTTTAATCCACCGCCAAGCTCCGTAATATTAAACCTATAGTTCTTTTCCTTTTGCACATACTGAATATGCTGGATGTCTGAGTCTTTGCCATATTTCTCGTAACCCACCCTCGGCTTATCCCACTTTTGGTGAAGATCAAACAAGGCCTCAGTCCTTTCATCCAGGTTCATTCTATCCCTGAGTCCGTCCAGAAGATAATAGTTTCCATCACGGCCAAGACCAATTACGCCCATAGCTGTCCAGTCTGAATTTTTCTTTTTCTCGTTAGCCGGATCAACTAATAAATAACGATTCATTTGTTTCCAGGTGCCGCGCTTGCGCACATCAGCTGCGTCATAGCGCATGATCCATGAGCGACTAAATCCTTCCTGTGTTCCGCGACTGGGGTTCTGGCATAGCTGGCTGGCTGCTGTTACCGGCCCCATGCGCTCAACACGCTTATCCCATTCTTCCTGGCTAAGAAAAACTGGTGTGCCGGTTAGTGTTCCATCTTCAGTGCCTGGATATATTCTCGGCTTTGCGGCATTACGTTTCATTATTTGCCGCCAGGTATCGGCCCAGTGATACCGCGTTCCGATGTATCTTTCACAGGAAACCGTTGATCCCAGGTTTAAAGATAGCTCCCACATTTCAGTGGTCTTCTGGATCATGTCAGGAGTATTGACAGAGGCGCGCACCACAACATCGTCGTATACAAGAATATTAAAGTGTTTTGAAGTAGGCTGTCCATCTACCAAACCCCATGCCTCTACTGTAGCCTCTTTTGGATTACTTTTCCTGATAACAACAATTCCCATATCTTCCGACCACTTGGGGCTGTCGATCTCAGGCCTGGGATATAAAACATCAGGGAACAAGTCTTTGAGCCGGTCATTATATTGAAACTCCTGCTTGATCTGGCGCAGGAAGGCTTTGGCTATTGGGCGCGTATGGCTGAAGATGCAAAAGGTTGGTTGCGTCCCGCGCCAGTGAAACAGCGGATCATCGCCGTGACTGGAAAGAATGTCCTGTATTGTTTTGGCATAGGTAATGATTGTGGACTTGTAATGCCCACGCGCCCAGAGGTCTAAATGCCCGTCTGGTGCTTCTTCAACTTCCCTGATTCGATTGAACAACCACTGGTTTTCTATATCCGACCTGTTCAGAACGTATCTCAGCAGGAAGTACAGGTCTGTCCGACACAAGTGTCTCATTGTCGCTTGTAATTCTGCTGCCGATAAGCTCGTCAAGGATTTCAGAAACCCTGGATAGTCCGATAGACTCAGTTTCTTCACCGTTTGAGGTAAGGTTTGCATGTGCTATCGCCATAATTTTTGGATGGCAATACGGAGCAGCTGCTTTGGCGCAATCAATCCGTACTGATAAATCCTCGTCTGGATCGCGGAACCTATCCAGCAAAAACTCAACCGGAGTTTGTCCACTCTCACTAATTTTGTCCAACCACACTTGGGTTTTTTTGTTCCTGCTGCCACGCGGTCTAGGCATTTATTTCTCCTTTTCGGGTGGTCGCTGCATAACGTCAGTTCTGTCCCGCCCTGAGTGGGCCGCCATCCAGTAGCCGGTTCGCAGGGAGCAAATCGTAAGACCACCTTCCGGCGGCCCATCCCCATTAGAAATCAATGGGGTAATCATTGTCAATTCGCTTTAATGCAAGCTGCCCAATCATTGCAGGATTTTTAAGCGCGACTTTAAATTGCCGCCCTTTTAAAAATTTTACCCTTGCATTTAGGGCTTCAACTTCGCGCTCCAACTCTGTAATCCTGGCCCTTGCATTTAAGGCTTCCAGCTGGCGCTCCAACTCTGTAATCCTGGTTTTTGCTATTTCATCTATGCTCATCTTCATAATAAATGGATATAGCCATTTCTATAGAGTGCATGGCTTTCTCCAAATCCTCTCGCCCCTTCCCCGTGGGCTGTCGGTGACGCGTTAGATACTTCAAAGCATTACTCTCACAATATCCAAAATCATTTGCTTGTGCGTAGTGTACAGGTTGAGAAGGGCGTTTCATATAGTGATCCCCTCCGACCTGTTTTTTAAAAGCTGACCCAAATAACAGAACCTGGTTTGTTTTTTTATGCAACGGCACGATTTCCTCTTTTCCAGTCTAAGTAATCTACAGCCGCTTCTACGTCATGGAATACTGTCACCAGCCCCACTTTAGTTGCCTCTGGGTCAATTATTGTAACCACGGATGGAGAGATGTGCTGATCCCTGAACCCCCGCTCTTTAGCAAACCTGTCGTGAATTTTATAGCTGCCCACCTGTATGCAATGACTAACAGTGCCTCCGGCTGGGTCTTTAATTAACCCGTAGCCTGAAGTGTGCTTATGGCCATTAATCAATATGTGATCGTGATAGCCCATTTGACTGGCTTTCATTGCACCATGCGCGGGGTTCCATTGCGAAGTTCCTCGGTGGTCATGCCTGGCATTAACCCGACACTCTCGCCCATTAGGGAAGCGTAAATTAAGACGCGACCCCCCTTCTTCATAAGCCGCATCAGCCTGGCGCAGAATCCATTTAAACGGATCACCAGCACCTGACCAGCAATCGTGGTTGCCACCAATTAGATATAACCAGTTAGCCATATGTTCGGAGCGTTCTTTTTCCGACATCTTGGCTGGAGACTTTTCTGGGCAGAAGTGCAAGAAATACTCAGCCATCTTCCAGGCCTGTGCTGCACTGGTTCCCTGCTCACCGTAGAGCCTGGACAAACGACCTACCCAATTATTATGAACGTCCCCAATATTAGCGCCAAACAAACCATTCGTTTCGCGCACCATCTGGCAATGGTATTCGATGGCGGCCAGGTCGGTTCCGTCATCGTCAACGTGCGGATCACCAAAATGTAAAATGCCTATCGGCCCGTCAGCTTTTACATCAACAGTTCTTAATTTTAATGCTTCTTCATGCTCATTCTTTTTTTCGTATTGCCGTTTACGCCATTCCCATAGCTCAGTTACTTCTACATCATCATCTGGTATTGGGGAGAATTGCAGCGTGGCTACTGATTCTTCGGCGTTCTTCCGTATGCGGTTAAGCATGGCGTGGCCATTGGTTGTCCGAATGCCCATAGATTCGCAAACATCAAGAAAACTTGTGTTTTCGTCTATAGCAGCAAGCAATGCCTTTTGGCGCTCAGTTATAGCTCCGCTTCGGATATCATCAATTTCTTTCCATTTTGTGCCGTATTCACTAATGGCCGGCTCCTTTTTTAAATGGTTTTACAAGCCACATTTGAATTTTCGGACGTAAGTCCATGAATATCTACAGCTTGTACCGTAAAGCAATGTTCACCATTGTCAAGGTTGGTTGCTTCAAATTGCCAGGCATCGCCATCTACAGAGGCTATCTCTGTACCATTTCTTTTTAAGACAAAAGAGGCTATCTCATCTGCTGCAAGCTCCGACCCGTCCACCCTCTCTGTCGGCCCAACCCAACTCAACATTAATGATCTGTTAATAGTTGGAACAAACTCCAATTCGTAAATTTCAAGCTCAACAGGCCCACTTGCCGGAGAATGCGGCCCCTGGCTATCGTTACAAAGTGTGCAGCTTGCACCAACGATCAGGGGTAAGTTATTCCTGTTTAACTGATATGCGATACCACTAGAATCCTCAGTTACCCCATTAACCTGCAAGACAAGCCCTCCATCGGAAATAATAATTGTCGCCGTATATTGAGTATCCTGCTCAATGGCCGTTGCAGAGGTAAGTTTAATAGCTGGCCGCCCACCGGCAACGTCCTGGTTGCGAACGTGAATCACGCCCCCTTCGACCCATACCGTAAGATGGCCGCCTTGACGTTGCCCCTTTTCATCTCGGCTTACTAGCCCCTGCATTGTCTCTACTTCAGAAAGAGTAAAGGTTATCTCCCACCTGACATTAACCATTGACAGCGCAGATATCTCTGGCGGGTATGTCGTAGGAGAATATTCAGGCCCAAAAGAAATCAGGGCTGTTTCCTCCAAAGGCTGCGCGTCAGCAACTGGAGGAGTAGGCGTTACAAGTTCAGCAGATTCAGGTTGCGATGCCCTAACCAGATAAGCGCCACCAACTACCCGATAGTTCTCCCCGTTATCCAATGCTTCGTTATAGCAACGCTGGAATGCTTTGTCCTGGCGGGTGTGACCAGAGATACGATTGCCCCCTGAGTCCTGGCACTCCCACTCATACTTACTTATCCTTGTCGAGCTTACCTCTTGCGCCAGAACTACTGACGACAGGCTTGCCAGGCACAGAAACCAAACTAGGCTTTTTAACCTTCTCACGCTCCCTCTCCTCTATTAGTTTGCGCCCAGGCGGATATACCGAAATAGAACCGTATGCGCCACTATGCGCATAGAAACCCCTGGCAAAATCACGCTTCAATCTTTGCCAATATTCCTCATCCTTCACATTCTTACGCCCTACTCCCATATAGGTAGCCTACAAAATTTTACCCCCCTTTGCTATTTTGAAACGGGGTCTAAATATTCTGAGGTATCTATTATATACGTACCCCCACCCCCAAAAAACACGGGATCGCTTTTGAGAAAAGGCAAAAAAGAAGGTACTTATCCTGTGGAAAAGATTGAGCAGAACACCCGATCCATTTCCTCCAGACGCAATAAAAGGCATTTCGCCTCAAGGTCGCCCAGACCTATATGGTTACTCTGCTCGCATTTCGTCTCCGTTCGCCTATAGCGACCACACCTACGGACAGCCTTAAGTCCTATTGTGGATTTCTCTTGCTGGTCGATGTTTAGTCCGCCAAACCATGCGGCAAAGTTCGAGTTCTGGTCGAACCTGATGAAGCACCAGAGTGGGGGGATCATACAGAATAGAGATACCAAACTCAAACCAGTTTCAGTTCAGCTGTCCCAACGCTTGACATCCTGCGGGACATCATTAGAATGGGGGTGTGGAAGGGAAAACAAAAGAAGGAAAGGGGATAAACAGGGATAGAAAACTCCAAGTTTTTGAACTACTTAGAAGGGAGTACACAATGGAAGAAGGGAAACGCAATACTAGCGTGATTAAGGTAGTGTCGCGCAACATCTACGGACGGGACACATACTACCCCGCCAATCAGCTGGCCCAGACCTTGGCCGGCCTACTCAATCAGAAGACCTTAACGCCTGAGAACCTGCGGCATTTAACGCGTGGCGGATTTGAGGTAATCACCGAGGTTGAGAACAGCGAAAAATGGAAGGAGGCAATTTGATGTCTGAATATATTGACATGACCCCAACGTGGGCTTGGGCCGCTGAGGTCTACATGGATACGCTGGCGAACCCTAGTGCGAGCGACGACGCTTTGGAGGCGGCCAGAGAAGATTTACGAGTGATGGCGAAACTGGCCGACAAGTGGAACGAACACCAGAAGGAGGGAATGTAATGGGCACACACGAGTTAGGAACTATCAATGGTCGCAGGTTCACCGTGGAGAGCGGCGAGAAGGGAGAGTGTGAAATTACACTGGCTCGCGTAGTCGCTGAGTTGGTGAGGCAGGGAGTCACATTCACCAGCGAGATCGAGTCGAACGGAGAATGGTCAATCACACTGACAGGGGGGTATTAAATGAAAACCAAGAAAGAAGACATACTGGCGATCAGCTCCATATGTAACCGCGCCATGGAGCTAGGCATTTTTGAGCAGAAAATTGATCTTTTGATGGATATCAACCACTGGCACCAAGAAAAGCCGATTGATCTGGAGAAGCTGGCCGGATTCGATGATTTCAATTTTATGCACGATGTAGTGGGGATCTACAGACATTTCGATAGAGTCAACAAGATTTGTGGTGGGTGCTTTGAGCCGAGGGCGGCAGCGTACGATAAGGAGGAAAAATGAAATACGAGATCATCAGGTTTTACGGGAATGGCCGCAAGCGAACGATGGATAGCGGGTTGACGCTGGAGGAGGCCAAGAAGCATTGCAGCGACCCAGCGACATCAGGAACAACGCGAAGCGGCGTAAGGTTTTTTGATGGATTCACGAAGGAATAGGGTTGAGCTTGGGGGGAGCATTCGCGGTTGGAGTGTTCCCCGTTGGCTTAATTCCGAGCCAAGAAGGGAGAATGAGAGTGACTAAGACAAAAGAAACGATCATCGCAGAAAATCGCCTGATCGATACGCTGTATGCGGCTGACTCGGCCGGCCGATATGCCGGTACGAACGCGACCCAACAAATGCTGACCATTCAAAACACTTTGAGCGGCAAGGTTTACGAGCCTTTCCCGATTTGTGGGTTTGCCAGTGTGCATGTGCGAGGGATTCGCAAGAAGGCAGAGAAGGAGATTTTCGCCGAGTTTGGCTTTAAAAAGGATAGCTACCGCGGCGGGATTTATCTCTGGGTGTCTGACTATGGCCAGTCATATGACCAGAAGAAAGCACACGCGGAAGCATTCGCCAAGGTGTTGAACGAAAATGGCATTGATGCTTATTCAGAATCACGACTCGATTAGGAGGGAATGAAATGGGGAGGATGTATCCAATCTGGAATGAGGTAGAAGCCTGTATCTACAAGTCCAGCAAATCTTACGGAGCGAGGGATACCGGCAGCGTTTCGGTCAAGGTCGGAACCAGCGCCAGCAACTCGCACCATTTTGTCAAGCACGCGGTAACGCACCGAATCAACGAAGACGGGAGCAGGGAGTATCGCTTCTATGTTGATGGCGAAATCGTCAAGAAAGCGACGCTTGAGAAAGGATCGAAAGAATTGCAGTTTGCGATCTGAAATGGAGCACCTGGGCAACATCTGGCCAACTTGGCAGAAAGTGTCCCGGGGTAAAACATACGGGCAAGGTTTTAGACCCTGCCCGTTTTTCAAAAGGAGGGATGAACAATGACAGACCGTGACATCACTATAGACGATCTGGAGACCGCCATAATAATTGGCGAAGAACTTTCCAGAAACAACTACGGTTTACTGAACGGTGAGGACTGGTTATACGAGGGAGGGATACAGGAATTCCGCACAGAAAGATTAGCGCCATTCTGCCGCGTTTTATCAGGCGCTTGGGACTATGCCTCTGACCTTCTGGGCGATGAGGCCACAGACCATCTGGGGGCCTTTGACGCTGAGTTTGTGCCGTACATGATGAGTATTTTTCACGACGTTCTGCATAATGAGAACAGCAACATGGGTTGGGCTTTTCGCTCATTGGGCAGCTTGCAGACGGCGGCCAATTGCGCAGCCATAGAGATAGCCGATGCGGGGATTGAAAATCGAAATCCAGATTTTAGTTTTTTGGAGGGCTAAAAATGAGAGATATAGAGACAGGGTATGAGCCAACAAAATGGATAGAAATCGCTGATGCTTACGCCCTTGAGCAATTCTGCATTGATGCCGCAGAGATGAACGGAGGCAACCCGATTAACATCAATATTATAGAGAATTGGGATGACCCTGTAGAGTGGGTTGATTGGATCGGTGAGAAATATAATCTGACCCGAATAGATAGACTTTGGAGTGCTTAACAATGACAGAAAAGAAAAACGCAAGATTCAAGGTTTGGACTGACACCAGCACAGCTGTTTTAACGCTGAAGGCTGGCGAGTCCCGCCACCATTCGTTCGGAGGGCTGACGGACGAGGGCTACGACGTAACGCACTCACAGTACAGCTATGATGGTAAACACCTGTACCTTGAGCAGATGCGCCGCGCTAGCGACTGCGATGGCCCCCTCACCCAATGGCGCGAGATGGTGGCCGAGCTACCAGATAGCGGCGATTGGCCC